AAGACATTGCACAGCCAGCAATTGACGCGGCAAAAGACAAATACACAGAGTTGCCGTTGTCTGGTATGCAATACAAGTGGGATAGTCGAGGCCGTAAAGTATTCCCGTTCACAGTTGCCAAAGCCAAAAGCGGTGTGCGCCTACGCATTGACACCCGGCGCAACGCTGTAGGCGTAATCCTAATTGAGCAAAAAGACCCAGCAACAGCGATCTTTGAGACGGCTGGCCGTGCCAACGCAAACAAACTTGGTGATCAGTTAGGTTTTGTTGGGCCTGGACGTACTCGGCTTATTGGGCCTGCCGTGTATAAAGCGCGCAGAGGCATCGAAAAGGAAATGGAAAAGATGATTTTGGATACTGCGCGCACAGTAAGCAGGTCAATGTAATGCTGTCTATTCCAATTATTTCAGAGTTTGACGGCAAAGGTGTTTCTAAAGCAATTAAACAATTTAAGCAACTAGAAACTGCAGGTGAAAAAGCCCAGTTTGCAATTAAGAAAGCGGCTGTGCCGGCTGCAGCTGCACTAGCAGGGTTAGGCGCGGCGCTTGTAGGTGCTACCAAAGCAGCAATGGAAGATCAAGCCGAACAAACACAACTTGCGCTTACCTTACAAAATGTGACTGACGCGTCAGACGCACAAGTTAAAGCCACAGAGGATCAGATCAGCGCAATGAGTCGAGCGTCAGGTATTGCTGACACCGAATACCGCAAGGCGTTAGAGGCGCTTGTACGTGGCACTAAAGATGTTGGCGTTGCTACAAAAGACATGACCCTTGTCATGGACATTGCGCAAAGCCTGCAAATGGACAGCACAACTGTTGCTGACGCATTGGCAAAAGCGTATCAAGGCAACTTCAAAGCATTGCGCACGTTGTCTCCAGAGATGGCAACAATGATTAAAGAGGGTGCAACCCTTGACGAAGTTATGGCCGTACTAGGCGGCACGTTTGGTGGTGCTGTGGCAGCAAACGCAGAAACCGCTGCAGGCAAAATGGAGATACTAAAAAACTCTATTGGCGAAACCAAAGAGTCAATCGGCGCGGCGTTAATACCCGTTATTGAGGCAGGTTTGCCATATTTGCAAAAGTTTGCAGATTGGGCACAAGACAACCCAGATGCGTTTGTTAAAATTGCTGCAGCCATTGGTGCTGTTGCCGCGTCAATTGTTGCAGTAAACGTGGCAATGTCGTTAAACCCGTTTGTTATAGCAGCCACAGGAATTGTTGCAATGGCTGTTGCCTTTAACAAACTGGCAGACGCAATGGACAAAATTAACAAGATTGGCGGTCTTGCAGCAAGATTTCTTGGCGGTCTTGTTTTCCCAATTGTCGGACAAGTAGCAGGCATCCTTAAAGGCGCTGGCAATTTTATAAACGGTAATGACAAGCCAAATCCGAGCAAGCCAATAGTTATTCCTAAAATGGCTACAGGCGGCATTGTAAACAGCCCAACATTGGCGATGATTGGCGAGGCAGGCCCAGAGGCCGTAATACCATTGTCGAGGATGGGTCAAATGGGTGGCGGTATAAACATTACCGTTAACACTGGTGTAGGTGATCCGGTAGCAATTGGTAAAGGCATTGTGGACGCGCTCACCGCTTACAAGTCGCGCACAGGCTCACTGGCAAGCGTTCTGGCCTAACTATGGCATGGCCAACACCCAAAGTAAGCATTGCGTTTGATGACGGCCCATACGTTGCGTCACCAACGTGGACAGACATTACAGAGTATGTGTACTCTGCCAATGTTTCGCGTGGCAGGTCTGACGATTACAGCCCATTTATTGGCACAGCCCAAGTTGTCTTAAATAACAACTCTCGATTATTTGATCCGTTTAACACCGCTGGTACTTATTACGGCAAACTGTTACCGCGCCGCCAAATTAAAATTGAGGGCATAAGCAACAGCGTAACTTACAGTGTGTTTAGAGGATTTGTTGATGGTTTCCCAGCTGCATGGGATCAAGCAGGCAAGTTTGCTACTACCACGTTGTCGTGCTTTGACGCGATTAGTTTAATATCTGCCGAACTATTACCAGACTATGTGTACGACTACACCAAGTCATTGTCACCAAATAATTACTGGCGTATGAACGATCCGCTTGGCTCAACAACCATTACTGATGTTGGCGCAAAACCAGTCACATTGTCGCAATACACAGCCGGCGGTGAAGTAAACACTATTGCATCCACAAACAGTCTTGCACCATCCCTATTATCTAAAGCCGCCAACTTTAACGGCGCAAATTACAGGTACAACCAAGCAACAGCACCAGCAGCGTCATCTGCCACCATTTCATTTTGGGCAAGTTATTCAGGCAACATCAGTGGCGGCTATGTCATAATACAAAACTCAACTTTGCCAAACACTGGCACGTCAAGACTAGATTTCCAATATCAAACTGTTGGCACTGGCATTGGCGCACAAGCCAGATATACGGCATTGTCACCGGGTCAAAAAGCAACGGTAAGCAACGATTTTGGAAACTCTAACGGACACCATTATGCGTTTACGTGGTCAGAAGGTGGCGGTTTACAAAACATTTATATTGACGGCGTAGTGCAAAGTACAACATCGAGCGGAACATTTTACTCTGGATCACCGTATCCGTTGCCTGTCGATTATGTTGAGGTAACTGGTTTGACAATACAAGATTGGGCAACTTTCCCATCTTTACTTACAGCAGATCAAATTAACGATTTGTACCGTTACGGCGCTGGCATGATTACTGAAACGTCAGCTGCGCGCATGACCAGATTGCTCGGCTACACATCTTTAGACGCATCGCTAAAAAGTGTTACCGCGTCACCAGTTGCATCGGTAAGCCAAATTTCGCCACCTAACAGCAACCTTGTGGCAGAGATGCAGATAGTCAATAACTCTGAAGATGGCGATCTGTACGTGACACGCGCTGGTGTAGTCAAATTTACAGACCGAAATTATGTGTACACAAACACAACAAGCAACACCAGTCAAGCCACGTTTGCTGCAGGCTCGATACCGTTTGAGCCGTCTGTACAGATCAACTATGACGCTCAAGCAATCCGCAATGACATCACAGTGACGTTTTCTGGTGGCGGCCAAACATCAACCACAAACACAGCAAGCGTTACGGCTTATGGCACAAACGCCATGAATACACAAACACAACTCTCTACACAAGCCCAAGCAATCACATTGGCTGCATACGAGGCAACTGTAAACGGGCAGCTGCTCACCAACATCTCACCACTATCGGTTGGCGTTACAGCGCAAACGGCTGACTGGACTACGTTGCTGCAACTTGATTTGCTAGATCGTTACACGCTGACTGTGCAACCACCATCTGGTAACAGCATCAGCCAAACAGAGTTAATTAACCGCATCGAGCATCGCATTGTGCCGGGTCAATGGCAAATGACGGTTGATGGATCAGCGCGTTACACGGCTTGGTTTATCCTTGACAAGTCCACAATTAACGGCACAGATTTACTACAGTAGGGAGAACTTATGGCTGTCAAGACGTTTACTACAGAGGTGCTGACTAGCGCAGATACCAACACCTATTTGGCTAACAGTGGTCTTGTGTTTGTCAAACAAATCACGGTTGGCGCAACCGTAACAACGGTTGATGTCACATCTTGTTTTAGTAGCACCTACGACAATTACATGGTTAGTTTTTCGGGAATTACAAGTAACAGCGGTAACGGTGGCACTATAAATTTTAAATTGTTGAGCGGTTCAACGCCATCAAGCACTGCCTACTACGGCAATACTTTTTATATTGTGCCTGGGGCTAGTGGTGGCTTGGCTAATGCCTCATTCTTAAATGCCGCTAATGGCGAAGCAATGTCTATTTCAACATCAACTACTAACGCTGGCGTGTTCCAATTGCAAAGCCCTTATTTAGCGCAATACACACGCTCGCAACACATGAGCGCAGATAACAACTATGTGCGTTGGAACTCGATGGTGCATCAAAGCGCAACTTCGTATGACGGCATTCAATTTTTGTCGAGCGCAGGCACTATTACTGGCGGAACAATCACTGTTTACGGATACCGAAAGGGCTAACAATGAGCGACACATCCAGCAAGCCACTAATCCAGATTGACGATGAAGTGCGCGAAATGACCGAAGAAGAATACGAAGCACTACTTGCTACAGGCTGGACATTGGAAAGCACTAATGAAATACCATTGGGCTCTTAGCTTTATGCTTGCACTTGTCCTGACCGCGTGCGAAACAACACGCCAAAACGCCCCTAAAACAGGCCCAATGACACGATGCTCGACAATGACACAATGCGAAAGGGTAACTAATGACTAAAGAAAAATCAGAAATAGAACACCTACACGCGCGCATGATCGTGTTTGTTGGTTGCACCATTGCCGTGACGTTTGCAATCACCGTTATTGGCTTTGTGTACGGCTTGTTGTTTGTTACCCAACCGTTAGAGCAGTCACCTAATGACGCACAATTCATTGACTTGCTCTCAACACTTACAGTGTTTATGACTGGCACGTTGTCTGGACTTGTTGCCGCTAACGGACTAAAAAGGAAACCAGCAGAGCCAACTACAACACCATGACCATTATTCCTGCAAACCCTAAAGTTGTTGGCTCACGGCCATACACAGGTAACAGTGACGGCGCAGCTGCAGGCCCAATACCTGGCATGGATGAGTGGATACGTCAAGCAATCAAATACAGCAACGGCGCGTTGTGGAATAACGGCAGCTGGGGTGTAAGACCGATGAGGGGATCAGAGTCGTTAAGTGTTCATGCCACTGGTCGAGCCGTTGATTTGTCTTACAGGATGTCAGAGAAACAACCTAAAGCAAACCGTAAAGGCGCTATTGCG